TTTCATAACGCCACTTGAACGAGAAAGAAATTATGGCTAAACAGAGAACACCGACAAAAGTTTTAGAACTTCGGGGAACGCAGAAGAATCATCCGGAGCGGCTCACTGCCAGAAAGAACGAACCCCGTGGCGATGAGTTTACAAATGAACCGCCTTCGTACTTCAACAAGAAGCAGTGCGAAATCTGGGAAGAGGTCGTGCGTATGTGCCCTCGTGGCGTACTGCAGGAATCGGACCGTGTGCAGGTGGAGATCGTGTCCAGGTTGCTATATGATTTTCGGTACTTCAAGAACAATGTGCCGTTGGGCTTAGCTGGTAGACTTTCGATAGAGCTCAACCGGCTGGGGATGAACCCGGCGGGTCGGAGCGCGTTGGTGGCCAATAACAGCGAAGAGAATCGTTTTGAGAGATAGTTGCTTTTGGCACGAGTACTGGGATAAGAATATTGCGTATGTGCGCAGTGTCCTAGCCGGTGATCGTCCCGCTTGTAAGTACGTAAAGCAGGCGTGCCAAAGGTTTCTGGATGACATGGAGCGCGCCTACCGCTACCAAGACATCTGGTTTGACCCCATTGCGTTTGGGGATGTTTGTTGGGTGTTGGAGAAGTTCCCACACGTTAAGGGCAAGTGGGCTGCTAAGCGCGAGCTGTTGGTTCTGAGCGATTGGCAGGTATTTGTACTGGCCAACGTGTTTGGGTTTAAGCGCGTTGTAGACGGGGAACTGGTAAACCTCCGTCGGTTCTTTGAGATGTACATAGAAGTTCCAAGGAAGAATGGAAAGACTTTCTTCATGGCAGCGGTTGGCAACTACATGTTAACCTGCGACGGGGAAGAGGGCGCTGAGGTGTACTGCGGCGCAACCAGCGAGAAGCAAGCTTTGGAGGTGTTCACCCCGGCCAAGAAGATATGCACCAAGACCGAGGACTTTAGAACTTACTACGGCATAACAGTGAACGCCAAGACCATCACTGTGGAGCGCACCGGCTCTAAGTTCGAGCCCGTGATAGGGAACCCTGGCGATGGGGCTAGCCCGTCGTGCGGCATAGTGGACGAATTCCACGAACACGATGATAGTGATTTGGCCGAAACCTTTGTGACTGGAATGGGCGCTCGCGAGCAACCTTTGATCATGTACATCACAACATCAGGCAGCGACATGGGCGGTCCTTGTTATGAGAAGAGAGCCGATGTGTTGAATGTGCTAAACAGAACTGTGGAAGATGATACGGTTTTCGGTATCGTATACACTGTAGACGAAGAGGATAGCTGGGACACGGTAGAGGCACAGATAAAGGCTAATCCAAATTATGGGGTATCGGTCAGTGCTGAGTTCTTAGCTGGTCAGTTGTCTCGGGCTCGCCGCAGCGCTACGAAGCAAGCTTCTTACCGCACAAAACATCTTAATCAATGGGTAGGCGCCAAGCAGGCTTGGATGAATATGCTGGCGTACCAAGCCTGCATTAGCCAGGACTTGCGTCTTGAGCAGTTTGCCGGGTGCGAGGCCTTCATCGGTCTTGACCTGGCGTCCACTACTGACATTGCTTCCATGGCTGTGTACTTGCCGGAGCCTAATGTTATGTTCTGGTATAACTATGTGCCAGAGTCTGTTTTGGAAGAACAGGAACGGTACGCGGCCTGGCACGCGGCGGGGCACTTACAAGCCACCCCCGGTAACATCATTGACTATAACTACATAGAAGATGATCTTAGGGAGCTGAAGGAACTGTTGCAAATAGTAGAGGTCCCCTACGACCCATTCCAGGCCACTAAGTTGGCTACAGAGTTGTTGGAAGAAGGTTTCCCGATGGTATCTTTCGGCGCCACAGTTAAGAATTTCAGTGAGCCGATGAAGAAGTTGGAAGCCCTCATAATAACTCGTAATAAGGAAGAAAGGCTGCGCGTGCCGGATGATCCAGTTGTGAAGTGGATGTTCGGAAATGTTGTATCTAAGGTGGATAAGAAAGACAACACATTTCCGGATAAAGAGTCCAGAAAGAACAAGATTGATGCTCCTGTCGCTGGGATAATGGCCATCGGGCGAGCAATCGCCCCGAGAGAGGAAGAACCGATTCCGGAGTTAATTGTGCTATGAATGATCTTGATGCTAGAATGTTGGCAGTTGCTCGGTTTAATAAAGCGCTTGAAAAGTGCGCTGTACCAGGCAGCCCGATACTCGATGCACACGTGGAGCGCATGCAGGCTATCAGGAACCAGACCATACCGCTTTCTGACATAGCTCGCGGAACTGAATCCTACGAGTGGTTTACGGGGGGAGTTAGTGCTACTGGTGTACCTGTAACTGAGCGGTCCGCCATGATGGTGAGCGCGGTGTACGCTTGTGTGAATATAATTGCTGGGGCTCACGTCAGCATGCCAATACATTGCTATGCTAAGAATGGCAATTTCCGCACGCCCCACGAACACCCGATGATTCCCTTGTTAAACAAGCAAGCACACCCCCGGTGGACAGCTGCTTCTTTTTTAGAGTTTATCCTACAGTCCAAACTCTTACTCGGCGACGCTTACGCAATACTACATGGGCGCACCCGTGCAAACCCCACACCCGATGCCATAGAACCCGTGCATAAGAGCAGGGTCTTGGATACCGTTGTAAATGACGGGCAACTCTGGTATAAGATAGTTGACGAAGAGAGGGGTAATCCAAAGGTATACCACCAGGACGATGTTCTGCACTTTCCCGGCCCAGGGTATGATGGCAAGAACGGTATGTCACAACTACGCTATGCCCTTCGGAATCCCATAGGTGTTTCGCTATCGGCGGATGAGTACTCTGCTGAGTTCTTCCGTAGTGGTTTAAGGCCAGACATAGCCGTTGAGATACCAGGCACTGCAACACCGGAACAGAAGGAGCTTGTACGGGAGACTTGGAAAAGCCGGCACTACGGGCTTACTCAAGACCGCCTGCCACCCCTTTTGTCCGGTGGAATGAAGGTGCACGAGATCAGTATAAACGCTGAGGATGCTCAGTTGATCGAGACACGTAAGTTCCAAGTGGAGGACATTGCCAGGGCGTTTGGGGTGCCCCCACACATGATCGGGCATACCGAGAAGTCTTCCTCATGGGGCACCGGCATAGAGCAGATGTCGATGGGGTTTGTTCGCTACACGCTGATGCCCCACATGGTTAAGTTGGAGCAAGAACTTAATAGGAAATTGATTACCTCCCCCGCAGATAAGGGTAGAAACCTGTTCTTTAAGTTCAATCCAGGTGGGCTGCTACGTGGCGATCAAAAGAGCCGATACGAGTCCTATCGCATTGGGCTTGGACGTGCTGGGGAACAGCCGTTCTTAACGATCGATGAGATCCGGGCACTTGAGGACCTTGAGCCTGCAGATTTACAAATGAATGAGGATATAACTAATGAGCCCCCTAATGAACCTTCTAGCCCGCAACCATAGCCGGAACGTGTTCCGCTACCAGAAAGATAATGAAGAGTCCTCCACAATCTATCTGTACTCCACCCTTGTGGCAGATGATTACTGGGGCGGGGTCACGCCGTTGACTGTGGCCAATGCGCTTGCTGAGATCGAGACGCCGGAGCTGCATCTGAGGATTAACTCCCCTGGTGGAGACGTGTTCGCTGGCCGGGCTATAGAGCAACTTTTCCGTGAGTACGAAGGAAAGCTCATTGCGCACATTGACGGGTACGCGGCCAGCGCGGCTTCTTTTGTAGCGCTGGCGGCGGAGGAACGTAAGGTTGCCACGGGTGGGTTCTTTATGATCCACAAGGGGTGGACAATTGGCGTCGGCAATGCTGACGACTTTGCCAAGACCACCGCGCTGTTGAATAAGATTGATAGCAGCCTGGCCAAGACCTATGAGCGGCGTTTAGCAGGAGTGGAGCAAGCACAGATAGTGGATTGGATGAAGGAGGAAAAATGGTTTGACGCCGAGGAGTCAATGAAGCACGGTTTCGCCACTTCTATTGTCGACGGCAATGACGACGTGCCAAAGGATTCCATTGACTGGGACGTTTCTTGTTACCGACATGGTCCTGGTTGCGATGTGGATAGCGTTTCGGAGCCTTCCTCAGGGGGTGGAGATAGCGATCCGCCGAATTCTTTTAAAATAAGTGCGGAGGAATACGAGAGTTTGAAGCGTCGATTTAAGTTTTTGTCGGTGGTTCAGCAATACTAGGCGGGCTCTCGTCTAGAGATTTTTCTTTTAACTTAGGAGACAAGTAAGATGCCAGCAGAATCTTTACAAGAGTTGCGGGAGCACCGTTCCGTTCTCGCGAAGCAAATCAACGACATTATGGACAAGACCGACTCCGGTGGCTGGGGCGAAGAGCAACAGAAGATCTACGACAATAACATGGACGGAATTCGTGAGATCGATTCCAAGATCAAGCGCATCGAAGAGGTCCGCGTTATGATGGAGGAGGAGGCGGAGGTCGATGCTATTTCCAAGACCTATAAGGACAAGGTGAAGAAGAAGACTCCGGCCACTGAGATGTTCCACCGTTGGGCGGTCGGTGGTGACAAGGCGTTGACCGCTGAAGAGTGGGCGGGCATCCAGGCGACTATGTCGACCACTACCCCGGCAGAAGGCGGCTACACTGTGCAGGACGAAGTGCTGTCTCGTATCATCGACTCGCTCAAGGCGTACACAGGTCTTCGTGAGGCTGCTGGGCAGATCAGTACAGCTATGGGTAATCCTATGAACTTTCCCTCTTCGGACGGTACTACCGAAGAAGGCGAGATTATCGCGGAAAACCAAACCGCCACGGCGCTCGACCCCACTTTCGGAACTGTGCCGCTGGCGGCATACAAGTGGTCGTCCAAGGTTGTGGCTGTTCCGTTTGAGTTGCTACAGGACAGCGAAGTGGACGTCGAGGGGTTCATCACCGGTCGTTGTACTCAGCGCATCGGTCGTATCCAGAACCGTTTGATGACTGTCGGCTCCGGCACCAACCAACCGTTTGGCATAGTTACTCGTTCCTCCGAAGGCAAGGTGGGCGCCACTGGCCAAACGCTCACGGTTACCTTCGACGATCTAAGTGATCTGAAGCGTTCTGTCAACCGTGCGTACCGCTCGGCTCCCGGTGTTGGTTGGATGATGTCTGATACCAGTATGGGTGTGGTGGAGAAGCTCAAGGATTCGCAGGGGCGTCCGATCTTTTTGCCTGGGTACGATGGCCTCGGCGCGGCGGCTCAGGACCGCATCTTGGGTGATGTCGTCACCATCAACGACGATGTGCCAGCCATGGCTGCCAACGCGAAGTCGATCTTGTACGGGGACATGAAGCAGTATATGGTACGTGATGTGATGTCCATCCAGCTGTTTCGTTTTACTGATTCCGCATACATCAAGCTGGGGCAGATTGGCTTCTTGATGTGGGCTCGCGCGGGTGGCAACCTGCTCGATACCAACGCTGTGAAATACTACCAGAACTCCGCCACCTAACTCCTCCGGGTAGTGGCCTTGCCCCCGCCGTGTGTGGTTTGGCGGGGGCTTTTTTAGGAGATAGAGATATGCCTGTAAAGAAGAGTGGTACTGTTCGCGTTCGTATGTTGGCTGAGTGGCCGGTAGAGGGCGTGGTGTACAAGTGCAACCAAGTAGTGAATTTCCCTGAGAAGTTGGCTAAGTCGTTGGAGTCCAACAACAAGGCTGATTCAAATGAAGAGGCGGTAAGTTATGCACTGCAGTTCACCAAAGCCGTTAAGCACCAGTTGCCTGACGTGCAAGAACAGAAAGAGGGAGAAGGCTAGACAGCTTGACAGGATCGCTGAGCTTAAGGCTTTCTACAAACACATAGACACAGCCAATAGAATCTTCGGAAGATACTATGTTATTTAAGGCGGAAGAGATCCAGTTGACTGCACCTGCGACGGAGCCATTAACTTTGCAAGATGCCAAGACCCAGGTTGGGGAGTTAACGGACGAGTTCAATACTTTGCTGTTGGACCTAATACCAGCGGCTCGGCAGTATTGTGAAGCGGTTACTTCCGCCATATTGGTAAGGAGAACTTTTCGAGCGTACTTCGATCAGTTTGAAAGTGAGATGTGGTTTCACACCACACCTTTTGTCTCCGTGGAGTCAATCAACTATATCGATACAGACGGAGTTTCTCAGCTATTGGCGGCGGACCAATATGAAGTGATCGACGGGGAGTATGTAGGCCTTGTAACACCGGCTTATGGAGTAGCCTATCCAGCTACTCGGTCTCCTATGAGACGTGCGGTCACTGTAGACTTCACTGCTGGGTACGACCCCTTGCCTGATCCCATACGGGTGGCGATGTTGTTATACATTGCTGAGCTGTTTGAGCAGAGGAAAGAGACTACTGTCGGCGCTATGGTTTCCTCGGTTCCGCTTGGGGTCAGAGCGCACTTAGCCCCGTACATTAGACACAGTTTCTGAGGTGATGAATATGGAACGCGAAGAATTTATCTTTACTCCGTTGGTGGAGTTTGACTATTTCCGTGGTGAGGTGCTAATTGCACACTACATGCCTGGTATGACGTACAACTGCACGCGCCACCCACGCCACGATACGTTGTATCAAAAGTGTGCCGAGTGGGAACAGCAGGGTAAGATCCGCAAGATCCCCTTGCAGGGCGCTCAGCAGTTCAAGACTGTGGAGGTGAAGTAAGATGGCTGTTCAACTTTCAGTGCGAGTGCGCAATGCACGACTTGACTCCATCGAGGTGACCGTTGGCAGTACTCCGTTTCTGGATCTACGTACTGGGGCTCAGCCCACGGACTGTGCCCAGGCCGACGCTGGTGTGGAAGTCGAGCACATGGCTCTTCCCACTGATTGGCTGGCCGCCGCTACTTCTGGGCAGAAGGCCAAGTCTGGCACTTGGACTGGGGTGGCGGATGCTGATGGTACACTGGCCCATTTTCGTATAAAGGACTCCACCGATACTGATTGTGACATGCAGGGCAGCATCACCGGTACTGGTGGGGGTGGAGATATGGAAGTGGACAATGTGTCTGTCACTACTGGGCAGAACATTACTGTCGACACATTCACCATGACAGATGGCAATGCCTGATAGGTGGTGTGCAGAGATGGCTCCTAAAGATGTTAAGGATCGTGTTGATGAGCATGAGTCGTATATTCTAAAGCTTGAATGGGAGTTAGAGGATCTGAAGAAAGATTTTCATAATCATTTGGAGGTGGCTGATGTTATAGTAGGAGACATTAATCAGATTAAACGCCTACTGCTGTCTGTCCGATGGCTGATCATTGGTGTCATTACATCAATAGTTAGTATTGAAGTGGGGGCTTTCGAGGTTTTAAAGAGAGTAATATTTTAATGAGGGTTTACTATGAAAATGTTTATGTTTTTGCTTTGCTTGGCTGTTTCCTTCACCACCCTTGCTGAGGGTGGAAAGCAACGGCTTGGGTATAACTACCCTACTTCTGATGACATCACCTTTGCCAACCAGCTGTGCGCGCAGGCTGGCCTCGAGGTCGATTCGGTCACAGTGGAGTGTGTGGACGGCGAGGTATGTGAGTTGGTTGTAAGGTGCGAATAAGCTGAAAATATGTTGATTTATTCGTAGGTTGGAGCTGGTGGGTTCTGGTCTATGACTGGCGCCCGCCTATTAACTGTATGCCTTTTATTTGGTGACTAGATGAATATAACAGGGTGGTTTTCTTCAATACTAAAGCCCGCTTCCGACCTAGGAAAGTCCTACATTGAGGGCAGGAATAGGATACAGCAGGCAAAGATTGATGCCATAACAGCTAAGTGGATGGCCAAGGCGGCAAGCTATGAGGCTGACGCGAACCAGACCCACTCCTGGGAAATCGAGGCCTTGAAAATGAGCCAGCACTCATGGAAAGACGAGTTTTGGACGGCTGTTCTCGGGATTCTCTTGTTGGCTCCCATGCTCCTGGCGGTAATTGGTGTGTTTACCCAAGACAAAACTTACACGGAAGCAATAGATGCGATATGGCGGGCTTATGAAGGCATGCCACTTGTTTTACAGAGCCTTTACCCAGCGGTGATCTTGGCGAGTATGGGGATCAGGTGGAAAGGAAAGCGAGAGGCCGCAGAGGCTATAAAGAAGTTAAGCGGTTAATTAAAATATGATTCAGGAGTAAACTGATAATGGCATTTTTAGCACTCGATCAATTACCGGCGGATGGGTACGCAGAAAGTAGAAGGCTTGCTGCCAATTTGCGCAAGATCTTAGAGATAAGAAGCGCCGAGCTTGCTGCGTCGGACACCAATGCCGATGTTATCATATCTATCTTGTACGATGTGCGGGCGGTGAGGGATAGATTCAACCAGATCGCTGCTATCCCAGGTATCGTTGTTTATGCACAAAGTCAGGAAGACAACGCTGATTATGATGTTGTTGCTGAATTTACTTCGCTCGTCGTTGCTATGGAAGCAGTTTTGGACAACATTGTCAATACATTTCCCAAGGACGCCAGCGGGTTCCTACTAGAAAAGAAGTGGGACGTGGACATGAACTACGTGTACAACGTCTTCACCCCTGCGCAGACCGTCAATCTGCGAGACCTCATTGATGCTGTGATTGCGAGCATTAGCTGATGCCAGTCCCTGTTGTCGCTAGCTTTACGCAAGACACCACAAACGGTACGACGCTGACTTTTAGTCAGCCGACTGGGATAGCGTCTGGCGACGTGTGCGTAATTATTGTGGGTAACGAAGCTGGTGCCACCCAGCAGTGGGATGATGTAACCAATAAGCCCCCAGGATTTGACTTTGTTAAGGAGGTGGGTGATAATGTGTCTGATGCGCATATCGCTATGTTTCTGCGCGTTATTGATGGCACAGAGTCGTGGCCCATCTCTGTCACAGCAGCTGAGTCGTTTGATAGCGGCGGCTGGTGCTTGCGCGTAACTGGGGCTGATAGCACTACAACACCGCATCAGGTCGGCGCTGACTATATAACATCTGGATCGGGCAGTCATCCCATAACTGGGGTAACAACTACGGCGAATGATTGCTTGTGCTTGTACGGGCTATCATTTGATGGGGGTGATGGCAGACCTTTCTCGGTGTCTGGGACGGGGTGGACAGAAAGTTCAGAAATCAATCAGGGTTCTGGCGCAAACTCGTGGTCCGGGTGCTTTGGTTCCCGCGACTTAGTCACCGCGGGCGATAGTGGCACCGCAACTGTTTCCAGCGATGCGGTAGACGGCGCTGCTGGGTTTCAAATCGCCATTGCTCCCCCCGCCGGATCAACAGGCATAACTGCCTCGTCGGCATTTACGTTGGATGCATTGACAGCTTCGTCTTCTGCATCTGTGGCTATCTCAGCAGACGGCGCGTTCACGTTGGATAATGCGGCGCTGGCAGCCCAAGGCGGCGTGGACATAGCGGGTGACGTATCGATAGCTTTGGAGGATGTGACTTTAGGTGGGACTGCTTCTGTAGATGTTGCGGCGGATGGTGCGGTTGTTCTAGGCGCGTTATTGCTTGATTCTACAGTTTCTCTGGCTACTCCGGGGGTGTCAGCTACAGCGGAGTTCACGTTTGCCCCTGCCACGCTATCTAGCAATACCCTGGTAAGCGTATCGGGTGCGTCCAATATCGTCCTTGGCGAGCTCCTGCTTACGTCTGGTGTGCGGGCTGACGTCACCGCTGCATCCAATATTGCTCTTGAAGCTGTGGTGCTAGGCTCTGGAGTTTCTGTGGGCATTAGCGCTACGGCTACCCCGCTGTTCGGTGCTCTGAGTTTGGTGGCCTCTGCTTCTATATCAGCTCCCGGAGGCATACGCGCCGATGCTAGCATAGTGCTGGGAGAATTGTTGGTAGATTCCTCAGGCACTGTGGTCTGGGGTGACCTTTCAGCTAGTGCTAATATATCGTTTGACAACCTGACTGTGGAGGGAGTTGGTAGTGTTGATCTGTCGGCTGCTTCTGATTTCGTTCTTGGTCAGTTGACGCTTGGGGCCTCGGCGGGGGTAGAGGCACTGGCGGTCTTTGCAACCCAATTTTCTCCAATTGTTGTTGAGTCGTCAGGCAGGGCATACCTTGTATTGCCTGAGCTGGGTGAGAATTCGATCTTTCGTATAGGTGCGCAAGATACCACTATCCGTGTCCCAGGTGCGCAAGATACCACTATCCGTGTTCCGGGTGTGGACAACACTATAAGGGTGACTTAAGATGTTATGGCAACAAGACATGACGATAGCAGTAGACAGCGGAAGTGACAGGACTTGGAAGTTTGATTGGGACGACGACGGATCTGGCCCCGGTACGGGCTTGCTAAATGGGTCGTCAACCATTCTTACTTCTTCTGTTACGGTGGACCTTCCTGCATTGGTCGTCCAGACGGAGAATGATACCACCACCGTTACTGCAAAAATTGACTTCACCGGGTGTGAAGTTGGTAGTGTGGTAACCGCCGTGTGCGGTATTACCTTTGACAGCGCCATAGGGGGGCTGACAGATAGTGCGGAAGTGGAAGTTAATTTCTATGTGGAGTCATAACCATGAACCCAGGTACTCTTAGGCACCGCGTTACTTTCAAGCGCATTGTACGCACAGTCGATGCCGCTGGCGGTAAGGTGGTATCATACGGCGCAACACTGGCGCGTATGTGCCGAGTAACCCCCGTGTCTGGTAGCGAGACAGAGTCTACGTTCCAGCAAATGAATAAGGTGCGGTGGACTATAAAGGCCAGGTGGGATTCAGAGCTCGCTGCTGTTGAAGGCGAACATTGGGATGCTTTCCACAACAACAAGAAGCTGGATATTTTAGAGGTTTTGCCCAGACCAGAGATACGACTTATAACTATAGTTTGTGAGGAAAAGCAATGAGCTTAGAAACTGACTTGGTCGCCTTACTTGATTCGTTGGCTGCGGGGGGAATCCACGCTATGTACCTCCCCCCCGATCAAGCTCCGCCCTATATAGTCTATCGGGTGCAGTCCAGGGAGAGTGAGACTACTCTTGACGGGTCCGATGATTCAATCAATTCAGTGGTGGCGTTCCACTGTATTGACCAAGTCTACACGGACGCCGTAGCTCTGGCGGCGTCCGTACGCACCACCATAGAGAGCAGCGCGCTTGTGGCGTACTTGGCTGGTCCCTATGACTTAGACATAGATTTCGACATAGATGGCTACGTCGAGACTATTGTGTTTGGCTTTTGGCATTAATTAGGAGATAACTGATGGCGTTTATTGCAACAAAACTTAAGGTTTCTATCCAGTCTGCTTTGGCGGCCGCAGTTACGGCGACCGCAGTTACTCAGGCCAACCCAGGCGTTGTTACTGCTGCGGGGCATGGGCTGACTACCGGAGACACAATTGTGTGGGGTGAAGTTAGTGGCATGGCAGAGCTTTCCTACCAGGCGGTCCGGGTTACTGTAACCTCTGTGGACGAGTTCTCAATGGACGGACTGGACACTACTAACTACACTGCGTTTGTTTCCGGCACGTTTCAGCAGGTTACCACGTTTGTTCCGCTATCGAATTCTACGTCGGTCAGCATGCCAGATGCCGGGCAGCAGAAGATAGATGTTTCTACCCTGTTGGACACTTCCATGCAGTACGATCTCGGCGTACCTGATTCGCCAGAGGGCAGCATTTCCGGGTTGTTTGCTCCGAATATCCTCGGGGTCCAGGAGGTGCGTGCCGCACAAAGAACAAATACGGCTCGAGTGTTGAAGCTCGAGTGGCAGAACGGAGCACTTACTTTGTTCAATGCTTTTGTATCTGGGGGTCAGGGTTTCGAGGCCGCGTTTAACCAAGCCGTCACTGGCACCATTTCTTTCACCCCGCGTAAGGAGTGGTTCACTTACGCAGCAGTATAATTAGAAGGTGTACAATAATGTCTAACGAGCTAATACAAAGGCTGAGAGATCAGCGCAAGCGCACGGTAGAGATCGAAGGGGTGACGTTCTATTATAACCGCCCCACGGCTGAGCAGTTTGCGCGTTTCTACTCGGCTTCCGCTACAAATGCCCAGGTGTGCATTCAGTGTGTTACGGGGTGGTCCGGCGTGACTGAGAGGCGCATTATGGGCGGGGGCTCTGACACGCCAGTGCCCTACTCGGCCGCGATTAAAGCAGAGTGGTTCATCGATGACGAGGACATCTGGGTCCCACTGGCCGATGCTATCCTGGGCAGCTATGACGAGCACAGGAGGGAGATCGAGGATCGGGTAAAAAACTCAGAACGTGGTTAGAAATGTCGTCCATGCCAGGGACGGCAGTGGAACCGCTCGAGGACAGTGTGTCTGTCCATCTTTGGAACCGCTGTGGTGGCACTATTAATTGGGACACTATCGACATCTTGGCAGAGATTGATGGCATACCAGATATGGACATAGTGGTGTTACAGCTTTTGGAAATTGAACAATTTCACAGAGATATGGCAGATGTTAAAAGATCATGAACACTTGCATGGGTTAAGGGAACTCTCAATCAAGTTAGAAAAGCTGGCGGGCAAGACTGCTCCGCGCAAGCTGCGCAATGTGTTTAGCAAATCTCTTACTCCTACCAAGCGGAAAATGAAGGCATCGGCTCCAAAAGGGAGCGAACCACATAAGACATATCGCAATAGAACTGTAGCCCCAGGCTTTTTGTCGCGCAGCATAAGAAGTCGGTCTCGCATAAAGCAGGGACGGCTTTATGTGGAAGTGGGTGTGCGTGCTGAAGCGTTCTATGGGGTGCAGTTTATTGACCAAGGTCCGTTTTACGTGACTGATCGTAAGGACAAACCAATACAGCCCTATGTGCTGCGCAGAACACAATGGTTTGAGCGTACCTTCCGTTCAGAGCGAGCAGCTATAGAGCGGCGCATTGTTTCCATCCTTAAGCAGGATATCGAGAGGTTAAAGAGATGACTGACTTAGCAAAACTTGTTGTCAGGCTTGAGGGCGAAAACTCCAAACTTTTGTCCCGCCTAGACCAGACAAATAAAAAGCTTGATCGGTTTGGGCGTAAGAGCAGCGCTGCTGTATCTGTTGCCAATAAGGCATTCGCTGGGCTTGCGGCTGTGGTCAGTGTGGACATGTTTTATACCGCGTCCAAAAGTTCTTTTGAATTTGCTGACCAATTGGCGAAAACTGCGGATAAGATCGGAATAACTACTAAGTATTTGCAGGAAATGCAGTTTGCTGCAGAGCGCACCGGCGGGTCGGCCAAGGCAATGGAAACCTCCTTGCAACGGTTCTCTCGCCGCGTTGGCGAGGCGGCGCAAGGCACAGGTGAGTTGAAGGATACGCTCAGTCAGTACGGTATAGAGTTGAAGGACAGTGAGGGGCGGTTGCGAAGCGTGGAGGATATTTTGGCTGACTACGCCGATGCTATGCAGAACGCATCGAGTGATCAGGAAAGGCTACGCATGGCGGTTAAGGCATTTGACCAGGAAGGTGCGTTTATGGTCAACACACTGCGGGACGGCTCATCGGGGCTCAAAGAATTTGCTATGCGAGCACACGAGACTGGGTCCGTTATGGACGAATCCCTAGTACGCAGCGCTGAGGTTATCAATGACCGGTGGGACGAATTGACGAACACGATAGGCGTAAAATTCAAGTCAGCACTTATTTCCGCTGCAGATTCAGCATTGAATTTTTTTAAGATATACAATAATCTTGAATCAGCGAAGGAGGCCCTTGCCGATGCCGAGTATAGGCTAATACAGGCAGAGGACAGGTTAGAAACAGCACGAGGCAGGAATTGGAAAGCGGCATTGCTTGGACGGAATCGGGCGCTGAAGGACATCGAAACGCTTGACAAGCAAATCGAAGCGTTCCGTAGGCTGGAGGAGCGAGTAAATAATTTAAAAAACATGGATTATGACCCGCCCACTATCCCTAGGATGAAGATGGATGACAGCGCACTTGAGGAACAGCGTAAGGCTCAGCTTGAGCGGATGCAGTGGGAGGAAACCGCGCACATCAAATCCTATGATGCATATGTTCAAAGTTTGGAGCAGAGAGCGCTGGCTTTGGAAACTAACAACATGACCGCAATTGAAAAGGAAAAATTGCGCTACGAGCAAGAGTTGGAATTGTTGTCTGAGTCCGAAGAAAGAGGCATAGAACTAAAGGGCGAATATTGGGAGCTTGAGGCTGAACTTTATCAGTCCCACATGGATAGATTAAATTCTATCCAAGAGCGGCAGATGTCCCGTGAGCAAGTCCTGTGGGAGTCGGGTTGGAAAGGTAAGGCAAAGGTAGTGTCTGGTATTCTTGGTGGTTTGACCACTTTAATGAATACAGAAAATAGAAAAATGTTTGAGATAGGTAAGGCGGCTGCCACTTCTCAGGCAATTATTGACACAATCGCCGCTGCGCAAGGCGCTTTCAAGGCAATGATCGATATACCAGTAGTTGGCCCTGCGCTGGCGGCTGCGGCTGCGGCTTCTGCGCTGGCGGCTGGGTATGCGCGTGTTAGAGCCATACAGTCGCAGAGCTTTGGCGCCTCTAGTGGGGGTGGGGCTGTTTCTGGCGGTGGGGTTACGCCCCCTGCTGGCGGTGCTACGGGGGGCGCAGTGCAGACTCTCCCCATAGCAGAAGAGAAAGAAAAACCAGCGGTGCATATCCACATCGAGAATATAACGGGCAGTATCGATCAGTTCAAGGACGAGATAACGGATATTGTCAACACTGCGGTAGAGCAGACAGACACTATAGTGTTCAGCGGAGGATAAGACAAATGGGTGCCATAAAATATGTTTCTATTCGGAGCCTAGTTCCTACGGGTGTCGCAGTTACTGGACAAGACATTGCGGCTGATGATATAACGAACGATTTTCAGTCTACCACCACCGACCTATCAGTATTTACTTTGGGCAGGTTTATTAATGTTTCAAACTTCACTACCTACTCCAACCCTGAGCTGGTTAACGGGTGGCACTACGTCAATGCGGCACCAACGGTGAACGCGCTCTCAACAAGTTCTGACTTGCCCACTGTGGCTGCTGGGGATCAGGTGACAATCACCGAGTATTTCCATCGCTACGGTATGACGCAAGCCCTTTCTGTAGACTTTACCCAGCTCACCCACACACGCCAGGCCCAGGTGGAAGAGGCAGTGTCCTACGGTGGGCTGCGTCAGGGCTTGCTACACCGGGTGGATAAAGGCTATGACGTGCAGGTGATAATAAAGGATGATGATAAGATTTTCTGGGAGGAGTTCTTTGATTCCGTTGCGGCCAAGGAACCCTTTTCAATCGATCCAATGGGAACCGTGGGGACTGAGGATTCACCGGAAATCTGCGTACTTGATAACGACCCAACTTACCAGCGGCTTGGCAATTTTAAAGTGCTACGCAAGTGGCGCATTAACTTTAAGGTGATGACGCTATGAGCGAGCTATACGAAGCCTACAACCGGCTGCTTAACCAGGAGCCGCGTTTTACTATAATAATTGAATACGTTCCAGGTTCCAAGGTTGCACTCACTTCCCATCCCGACGCAGCGGTGCCGGACGGCGTGCCCGCTATCCATAACGTGGTGGTGGAGAAGACGGTTCGTTCTGTCACTCAGAAGATAGACCCACTTAAGGGCGTGGCCTCTGTGGGGAATATATCACTGCAGGTGCTGAACAATCCTTTGGGCGGCGTCAAGACCAGCAACGTACCTTATCTCGAATTGCAGGGCATCCCTAAGCCCACTGCCGTTCTGGCTAGGACGGCCAGCGCTAATCCGACTTTACACACTACCGCTGACCGTATAGCGGAGCTCGGGTTTAGTGTCTACACAGCAGAGGTGAACACCATATCTGTGGCGGCTTGCGCGGCTTACGACGTAGTGATAGTCGACACCGTACATTTGGGAGCTGATGAGCATAGCGTTTTTATTCAGGATTGCTACAACGCTGGGTACAACGTTCTTGTTACTGGGGACGACTCTAGCAGCAACTTGTTCTATATTGACGCCGTCGTTATTGAGACGACAAAGTTCCGTCTTGAGCCGCACGGTAATCACCAGGTAGAGACCGATGTGGAGTTTAAGTGGTCGAGTATAGATGGCTCCCACGCTCACATAACGGAGTGGGCGGCGGGTGTGATACCCACGGTTTCTTTCATCGGGGGCGGGGACTGTGCGGCTGTTACTTGGGACAACGTTACGGGGGCGAAGCTGTACCATGACCAAGTGGGTGCCAATACCGGTGAGTCTGTGTTTCCGGAGGAGTTGAAGAACTACCTGAAAAATGTAATGTACTGGCTTGGCGGACAGGCCATACACTATTCGTCCTATAGCCTCAACACTGTATTCTACGATTACCTGTCCAACGGCTCCAGCTTAAAGAACCGAGACGTTAGTATCTATCGCGGTATGGTGGGGCTGGGTTGGGACAACTATAAGCAGCTACAAACTCAGCAAGTGGAGTCTGTTTCTTTCGACGGCGGTGTATATACCATTAGCTGCTACGATATACAGAGGATTACTAAGTCCAAAATCTTTTCTGAACAGAAAGCGTACCTGACTGCATCGATCGGACCTACTGACGTATACATTCCTGTTTCTAGCTATGATGACTATACCGCTATAGAGCATGGGCCGTCTTTCTCCGACGCTCCAGACGCCACTGTGGGCTATGTTCGGCTGAACAAGGAGGTGGTGCGTTGGGCTAGTAAGTACGCACACCCCACGCTGGGTCCGACGCTCGTAGTCGACACTGCTAGACCCCGTGGCCGGGGAGCATTGGGCACCGCCCCTGCTGAGCATAATATAAGCAGCGCCACCAATGAGCTACAGAATACTAAGGTTAAGGAATTCATATATCTGGAAATGCCTCTGGTCAAGATTGCTCACGCCATCCTCACGGGTACGCCCTATGGGTCTGTAACCCCTTGGCCTAGTCACTGGACGCTAGGCATTGATGCTCGGTATATTTCCACGGCCCAATTTATCGAGATAGGGAAGGATTGGTGGGACCCGGATGACGATACTGCTGGCCGCATTGGGCGGGTGACTGACCCCGGAGAAGTGGAGGGCAAGAAGTTTATCGAATCTGAGATACTGTCTCTGCTCGGCGGGTTTATGCCTGTGCTGCCAGACGGGGCTCTGGGGTTACGGCGTGTTGACCGTTGTCTAGTTGACAACCCTTATTCTGAGCTGATAGATAGTAGTCAGTTCATTTCCCGTTCTCCCCTAAAGTACGACACTACTCAGGTCGCGAACCAGTTTTCCATACGTTGGAACTACGACTTTATTCAGGAGGAAACAACACGCGAGAACGTGCTGTTTGACGCCAATAGTATCAGCGTAAACAAAGGGACGTATGATAAGACTTTCTCCTTTAAGGCGTTGCACGGTAACCGGCACACGCTCAACTCGCTTCAGGAGCAGTTTAGCACGCTCATGGACCGGTATTCGTACCCCCCCTACACAATGACAATCACTGTCCCTATTAGTGTGATAACTCCCTATGTTGGGCAGGTGTTGCGGGTGCAAGACGATACTCTGGAGGACTTGGTTTCGGGTGGTGGCTTTGACCGCTCCATGGAAGTGCAGCGGGTAGCCACTGACTTTGGAGCCGGCACCCACAAGATGACTTTGTTTGGGTCTACGCAAACGACCGCAGCACAGGCTCTGTCCACTACGGATGTGCTCACCGCTACGTTCTACGCCACAGGCAACGACATCTCCCTCATGGCTGGAGTTACAAACATTTCGGGGGTGTACCATGTAACTCAGAACTTAGACTTATCCGCCAGCTATGGAGCCCTAGACTTCAATTCGGCGGCGGCCATTATCCGTTGTCCCGGTCCGTTGGAGATAGACAGCGGTGTAACAGTAACGACTAAGCTGAATACTCAGTTCCGCGTGAATGGACACTTACAGATTAACGGCACAGTTACTTCTAAGGGTAGGGGTACAACTGGGGCCACTGCGTTGCTTAAATGCTTCAAGATTTACCCTACACAGAATTGCTGGTTTAACACGTTTGAGTACCCCCCTGCCGTTGCTGCTTTAACCTTTGGCTCTACGGTGAGCCAGGGCGGTGTGGTGATAGGGGACAGTTCTGCGGTTTACCGGGGTGCGCGGTACAACGGCACTTGGGGGTCTCTGCCCGTGTACACCGTAGCCAACCCAAACGGCAATGTGCTCTATGGGTTACCTACTTCGGCGCTTGGTGTGGCGGGGTGCAGTGGCGGACACTCTGCAATTAACGGTGGCAGCAGTGCCGATTCTTTTACCTC